AATCAATACCAATTACATCACCAACGAATTCAACTACTTCAATAGCATTATTGCCGTTGTATTGTATAGCTTGGATTTCACTAACCCTTTTCACATATCTTTTAGACACTTTCTATCCACGCTCCTCTATCCTCATTCCATTTAAATTCAACTACATCATACAAATCAAAATCATCTATGTTTCCACTTACTTTACCGATATAGAACACATCCTCTTCACTCTCTACCGCAAGCTGGCACAAGAAATCAAATGCATCTTGATAGCTTTGAGGTGCTATGTAAAAGTCGGAGTGTTCAACGTAACCGCTATAACTTGTCATGGACACCTCTTATAACCCTATCTTTATACACTTAATTCCCTTATTTGCAACACTATCCATTAGTTTCATCAATTTATAATACTAACGATTTCCAATATCATTTACATTCCATGCGTTGTATACCATATCAAAACATTCATTAAGACTTTGGAAATCTTGGCAAGATAATATATGTTGCCTCAACTTTCTGTAGTAACTCCTCATACTTACCTCTTATGATAGGGCGGATATTTCACCGCCCATATCCTTTACTTAATCAAAACATAAAGTAACGCACATGCTATGAAAACTAAAGGCACTATCGCCACACCTACGGCAAAATACGTAAGTTGTTTTAACTCTTTTTCTTTTCGTTGCCGTTCTGCCTCTAGTATCCACAGGATATAGCCTTTTCGTTGTGGCGCATTAATTCTTCTAGGACTGCACATTATTTATTCGCTTTCAACTCTTCAACTTCTGCCACTAATTGAGTAACCAATGTTTCAAGTTCTTTGATTTTGCCTTTATGGTTTAACTCATATTCAGAACCTTTGCCCAATCTAAAATTCACACTAGCATTTACCATTTTTTCAGAACCAAGTGTACCACCTACGCTAAACATTACGTGTTCATTTGGTGCGTAGAAAGCACCTAATGCTACTGCACTATGTCCTTTGTAATGACCGTAACCAACGGAGAATGTCAACTTATCATCTTTGTTGTAGCCTAAATAGTGCAATGCGGATAATGCTGCATTAGCTGCACCAGCTTTACCAATTTCTCGGTCTACGTTGCGTGTCATACCACGTTCTAAACTTTCGATGCGGTTTTCATGGTTTTCCAATACATTCGCATGGTCTACTAAAGTTTGTTCATGTGATTGTAATTGTTGTTCATGGTTATTAATGATCGTTGCATGATTGTTAATTACTGTTTCATGGCGATTAATTGCATCTGTATTATTTTTGATGTTATTTACATTGCGGTCTACTCTGATGTTTAGGCACTTAATGTCTTTATCGTGTTTTACTAACTTAGCACCCATAGATGCAATTTCATCATATGCTGCGTATAATTGACTACCATTGACTGCATCTGTAGATGCTGCATCAACTTGTCCAGCTGCAACATTTGTAATTTGTCGGTTGTAATATTTCACACCACCAAACCCTGCTCTATCTTTAGAACCTACACTCACCACAGATTGAGGGTTTTCTCCTGCAAAAACGTGAGTAACCCCATTTAATACTACTTGTTGTGTAGGCACTGGGTTATCTGTTACGGAATTAGTACCCAACGCTACACTATTACTTTTGTCTGCTACTGTATTATTGCCAATAGCGTAAGCATCCCATGCAGTCGCTTTGCCGTGAGTGCCTACTACTGTTGCACCCTGACCTGCGGTTTCGGAGTTAGCACCGATTACCACTTGTTCTTGGTCGCTATTTGTTTTGTTGTTGTAACCGATAATTGTAGTTTGGTTCGCACTTACTGTACCATTATTAGAACCGATAACAGTTGTATCATTACCACTAACTTTAGCATCTCGTCCTAAAACGATTGTGCTCGTACCTGTAACTACTGTATTTACACCTAATGCTGCGGAGTTGTAACCACTAACCACAGGTGCAGTAGTATTTGGTTCTACTTGACCTACTACCAAACCATTCGCAAATGTGCTACCAGTAACTGCTGCCATAACCATTGTTGCTAATACTAATTTATTGTTCATGTTAATTTCTCCTTTTATGTTAATTAATTTAGAAAACTTATTTACCTGTACTGCCATAACCGCCAGTACCTCTTTCTGTTTTACTTAGTTCATCTACCTCTACTACATCAACCATTGCTACTGGAACGATGATTAATTGTGCGATGCGATCACCTCTAAATATCATGTAATCGCTACAAGATACATTTTCATATGCAATACTCAATTCGCCTCTATAGTCAGCATCAATAATACCTACGCTATTTGCACATCTTAGAGGTGTCTTACTCATACTACTTCTTGGCACTAACAGCCCCATATGACCTTTTGGAATTTCTACTGCTATTCCTAACGGAATTTTCTTTTGACTATCAGCAGGCACTTTGATGTGAAATGGACAATACAGGTCTAACCCAGCTGCATCTTCACTACCTCTTGTTGGTAGTTGTGCATATTCACTAACCAACTTTACTTTCATTTGTTTCCTCAAAATTCCACTCCTAACATTATCAATGCACGTTTGACTGTCTTATAATCTGCACCAACCTTATAACTGATTGCCCTTAATGACATTCCACTACCATGCATTTTTAATAATGAATTTCCATCTAAATCACTTACACGTGTATATGTCTTTTGCGGTTTAGTTCCTTTCAAACCTAAACAACATAACGCTCTGCCAGCACTTATGTTTCCGTACACACAAGCTGCTAATGCTAACCAATTTAGGTTATTATCAGGCACAAACTCACTCATATTAACCGCCATTCTCTTTACTCCACTCACTTTCCTTATACAATCTGAACCAATCATCTGCACTCATTATTACAAGCCACTTTTGGTTGCTCTTTTTCCAAGCTACTATAGGCATATCTGAATTATCTGCTTGTATTGCATCGTGTTCGGCTTGCTCGTATGCCTTACGTACATTCAGATTTTCAACGAATTTAACTTCTTGATGTACGTTAGGCAGTCCAACACAGTCAGATGCATCACCTGTATTACCACAATACTGTGCAGTTCTACGGACTTTATCAAACCCATGCGACCGACACACATCTCGCCACATTCTTTCGCCACGCTTTCCCTTATCCTTGCTATTTATTGGCAATGATCATCACCCCCTCTACATACTTTTCACACCTCTTCAAAATGTCTTTCACCAACTCCAATGGAATATGCGACCTAGTGTTATATCGATTAACACCAGTTGTGTTTAACTTATTGAATTTAATGGTGTTCTTTATATCATTTTTCAACAACTTTAAATCAATATTGCTACCAAACTTTGTTGGTTTCTTAACTGGGTAATCATAGTTGTTGTAATAGGTTAAATTCTCATACGGAATATCAAACCCTATTACATTTTTGATGTATTCCCATATCCGCCCATATGCTGGGTTTTCAATCACGAATACCCTAGGCTTATACCGCTCAATAATTTTCAATGTGTTATAGATACACATTTCACCATTGATACGTGTTAGAAATGACTTATCATACTTGAATTGGTAGTTTTCATAATCTGCTTGATTTCTGATTGTGAATTTACTTCCTTGCTCGTATTCACCGAACAAATTTACAGTCATGTCCTTTTCTTGTTTCCAACACGCGTTGCCACCTTTCATCGCACTTGCCACGCTCCAGCTTTCACAAGGTGGACTAGCTAGAATAACATCAGGTCTATCTAGCTTGTCCAACTGCTCCCATAATGCGTTGGGTTTACGCAGCATATTAACTGCAAGGTCTTGGTTTATACACGCATCACCAATCCCTATTGATGTGATTGTGTGTTGCCCCCCCCCATATTCACGTTATATTCATCTACCGCTTGACGATAGCAGCCGTTACCATCATCAAATAACCCCCATATATGCATAGGCTATTTACTTTCTTTCAATCTGAAACTTTCCGTAATAGGCACACCAGCCTCGGTTGGAATGTAAATAATTTGGTCTTTACTATCTTTCAAAGTATCCACCCATAACCAATGAATGTATGCCTCATTACCTTTTAATGATTGACCGATAATTTGATTAGCTTTTGCAGTACCCTCTGCACGTTTTACTTCGGCTTGTGCTAGGCTTTCAGCACTATCTAGTTTTGCCTTAGCCTCTAATACTGCAACTTGTCTATTTTGCTCTGCTCTAGCAAGTTGCCTCACCAGCCTTTTGTTGTTGCCATACCATATACATCGGCACACCAAACGCAAAACTCCAAACTACCGCACCAATCGTAACTACTACCAATAAAGCTGATACAAGCTTATTCATGTTTATTTCTCCTTTTTCCTATTCCTAGTTTTCCTCTATCTCTTCAACTTCCACTTCGTCATACCAATCATACAAATCACACGTATCTACATCTTCTGTAAGTCCAATTACATTAGCTTGTTGTACAGCTTCTTCATAACTTTCACACTCTACAATTTTTGAAAACCCAACTTTTACATAGCCTGTAATTTTAAATTCTTTCATATCATCACCTCTTAGAACGGAACATTTTCATCTTGCGGTTGCTCAAAACTATCAAAGTTACTAGATGCAGTTTCATCATTTGTTAGTGATGTACCTACAAAGTTTGCTACCACTTCTGTTACATATCGTTTTTGTCCGTCTGCCGTTTCATAGGAACGTGTTTGAAGTCTACCCTCTACGAAACATCTGTTACCTTTTCGTAGGTTTCCTACTGCTTCACCTGTTTTACCCCATGCTACGCAATTAATGAAAGCGGTTTGCTCTTTTGTTTCACCATCGCTTGATGTGAAAGCATTACTTGCTGCCACATTGAAAGTCGCTACTGCTTTTCCACTTTGTGTATAGCGTACTTCTGGATCACGTGTAAGATTACCTAAAATTTGTACTGTATTCATATATCAATCTCCTTTAAATCTTTTGTTCGATACACATTGTTCCTTTGTACACCTTGATGATTTCCTCTAGGCTTTCAAAAGTTCGTGCATCAGCTTTCATAATCATTTGCATCTGTTGAGTTGCCTCTTCTTGTGTATCTACATTTAGAGGTATCTCAATAGTAATTACCATCTTTCGTTTTTTACTTAGCATTTATACCCCTTACCAATAACTAAGCTGGTTTAGTTCAGCCTCTACATCATCAATAAACACATCGTAGCTAGGGTGAATATGGCAATCGACTGTTGCCTCATTCCGCATGATTTCTAGCAAGTTTTCAATCTTGGTTCTTGCTTGTGCCTCATTGTTAGCTAGCACTTGAAAGCTAACATTGAATGATACATTCACGCTTACATCAAACTCTTTTACTCTTTCCCTCACGTTTAACCCCCTATTGCCTGTTTCAGAAGTTCCTTACCACTATCTGATAAGTTACTTTGTTCAATTACTTTCGCTACATCTACTGGTTCTTTGGCTACCTCTACTAAGTTACCAGTTACAGTCATTTCTATTTGCTTTTGACCAGCACCAATCAATGCACGTTCACGTTCTGCTTTCTCTCTTGCTTTAAGTAGCAAGTGATTGTCTTTAATCGAATTAGACAATCTTAATCGTTCACGCTCTCTTGTTTCTTGCACTTCATAGTTTTTTACAAACTGCGCTCTACATGATGTTTCGTTGAAGTTATCGCCGTTTTGAGGGTCAAACGATTTCCAAATTGCTTTGGCACATTGCTTTGTCAAACCCTCTAATTTATCTAAACCCTTTTCGTAGCCATATGATCGTGCTACTTGATACACCCTTTCCCATGCATCTTGTGCAGTCGGTAGTTCCTCATGTGCATTTACAAAGGCACTTAATGCTGAACATTCCTCTCTAATTTCTGCAATCGTTGGTAAAAATTTACATCTATCAATCAGATTGCTTATTGCTTGTTCAAGTGTTACAGGGTTTACATTGGATAGCTTTGTTACATACAACATCATTCGTTGCTCTGACATATCAGTAGACCACGCTATCTGTAACATCGATAGTGCTTTCAAAGTCTGTTGTTGGTTGTTCAGTATCTACACCCCCTAACTTATTCATCAAGTTATTAACTACGTTAATTGCATCTTCCTTGCTATTCTTTTTAACAGTAGGTTTTCTGTATTCACTACGTTCCCAAGTCCTAACCGCTGCTTTCCAATCTTTCATGGAGTTCTTACCTACTTTCCAGCCGTTGCTTTCGTAGTAGTCAAAGAATTGTTCAGCATTTACATTATTGTTTCTTTCAATGCAGTACTGTTCGATTTCAGATAGAGTAGGTTTTTCAAAACGCTTGCGTTTTGTTGTAGTGCTTGCACTACTATCTATCTCTTTCTCTATCTTTATCTCTTTCTCTAACTCTATCTCTATCTCTGGTGGA